AGAGTATGTGCATTTATGAGAGTGTTGCTGGATCCAAGGAAGTTACAGAGAACTTCTTGGTTGAACTTGAGTTCTCCAAGCATCTTGAGTTGTTCTTCTGCCCAAGAATCATCACGCCCTGGAATCTCGGTGTATGGAATGAACATCGGTTCAAATCCATTAATGCCCTTTTCCGCTTCGTTCCAGAATTTCCAGAAGTGGTTATATCCCAGTGGTGTTGAGGTCAATAGAATCTTAGTCGTTTGACCAGCAGAAATTGTAGGATAAACTGAGGCGAAGAACTGTTCAGCAACGGTGTTTGGAATAATCGCTGCTTCGTCGATATACAACCAGTTAACTGACTTACCACGAATACCAGAGGCAGTCGTAGCAGCAGTGAATACCTTGGATCCATTTTCTAATTCGACGTCACCCTTGTTCCAAGTTTTAACCCCCTGCTGCATCCAGAGAGGCAAGTTCTCGAACATACCCTGATAACGATTCATGACTTCGCGAGCAGCAGAAGTCTTGTTTGCGAGAATAGCAACAGTTTTTGCATCTTGGAACAGCGTATACCACAGAATGCAAGCAGCAGATGTAATAGTCTTACCCTGCTGACGACCTTCCATTAGAATCGCTTTACGATTGTCTAGGATGTGATGGACTTTGCGCTTCTGACACTCATACAGTTTGAATGGAATGAGACCTTCGTCGAGCGAAACAATCATACAATAATTTTCAATGAAGTAAATTGGATCTTCCTCGCATAATGCGAGTTCTGTCAATTGCTCCGGAGTAAAATTATGTTTGTATCCGATCGGTTTTAAATTAATATTACCGTGGTACGAGGATTCCTCAACTATCATGTTCTATAACTTTTGCTTTCTCTGCTTTCAATGCCTTGAGTAAATCTTGGGTGCTTCCAGAAAAGATAATGTTATTCTGCGTGTCGATTTGCTGGGTTTTCTTGCTATCATCCTGGAGAACTTTTTTCTTTCTCGCCTGAAGATCCATAAGATCTTTAGCAGTATCACCAGTTGTTTTGATCAGTTGTCCGACGACTTCATACGCACGAGGACTGTCGCTTGCAAGCGCAACATTCAACATACCCTCTAATGCTTTTTGACTCGTGCCAATTAATTCATTGAGTTTATTGCGAGCGGTGTTGTAGTCATCTTCAATATCATTGCCTGTGGATTCAATGACTACTGGAACTGTAGGCGCAGTCGTTGTTGCTGGGAGAATTTCCACTTCGACGACTTCATCTTGTTCTGGGATCTTCGTTGTTTCAGTTCCAAAAAGATCGTCAAGATCTTGATAGTTACCCTTGTTCGTAGAATTCATCGAATTGCTCCACATAATCCCATTCATCCGTTACTGCAGCAGTATCTGGATCTGTTGTTACTTGATATTTTTGTTGATAGGTAGGTTGTTCAATATCCGTATATGTATTCGCAATCGCAGTTCGGATAATTCCTTGCTGCTCGACTGGTCCATATAGATTCAACCCGAGAGTAAAGTTTAGCGTCCAAACAATTGAACGTCGTTGCATGTAATCGCCTGCATAATCATCCTCATAATTGATAGAATCGAGAACTATCTGAAGATCTCTCTTGATTCCCATCGAAGGAATGTCAGTTACAGTGACGCAGAAGTCAGGATTGAAGAACGGAATTATTTGCTCAATAATTTGCAACCCATCATCTTGGTTCTTTGCCATTGCATACAGCGAAATATTCATGTCGTATGGTGTGCTTGTGAATTGAGTTCGCAGCACATTAGGATCGTCGCCTTGCCCAACTGCTACGTTCTTCGTTAGCAAGTTAATTTTTCTCGCAGGATTGTATTGTAATCCCGTTATCTCAAAACCCATTCGCGGAAGAATAATTGCCGTTGCCTGCGTAGTAGTTGTTGGGACTTCTGCGATACGAGCAAGGAATTTATTTTTTGGCGAATATGCCAAGGGAACGCGAACAGATTGCACGACTTCTTGATCAGAATTATATCTCTTGACATTAATCTGATTGAAGATTGTGCCGAAAGCAATGATTGCTTTTCTGATGTGTTGGTGATAGAAGTGTTGACGTAAAAACATTATGCTCTTTTCTGTACCTCACCGAATGGATTGAATGCGGTGAAGTCTAGAATTCCTTCTGCTTCTATCTCGAATTCATCATTGTCTGATTGTGGATCTGTGTCTGCAGTTGCATATACTTCAAGAATAATTGAATCATCGCTAGTGTTTAACACAAAATCGCCTGATTCTTTTAGTAGTTGGAATCTGTAAACGTCTTGACTTGACTTGTCCGTGGCGGAATCGATTTCTCCAATTCCAGTATCGATTCTTTCCGAACTGAATTCGAACACATCACATTGCAGTTTGTAAGTGTAGATCTTACCAAGTTGATAAAATGGGTTTAAGAAGTCAACATACTTGATCACGAAAAATGTTTTGGTTTTCGAGAAGTAAAGTAGATCGCCTTCTGCTGGTCTTCCTGGTAATTGTAGTGTTGCATTCTGAGCAACACCTTCTTCCCAACGCCTCTTAGCAACTACGAAAGTCGCCGAAGATCTAAACTCGAATCCGAACTTAGTAAATAGTTCGCCTTCGCCTTCAAACCCTTGAACATTCTCAAGATACATTTCGAGAGGATATGCTTGATCAAAATACTGAAGTGCATCCTCGCCGAGAATACCGTCTAGATTTCCAGTCTGTCTTGGAAGATAATAAACATCATGCCCATAAATCTTCAGACTTTCTATGACAAGATCTTCCACCAAACGCTGTTCGTTTGTGGTTCCTGACGTATTGCCTGATTGAAAGTAGAAGTTCGTTGGCATGTCTTATCCAACCATGAAATCGACAGGCAACTCTGACTTCAATTGCATTTCGTTTTCGATTGTTGCGATTTCTTCGACTGCTTCTTCGTAGATCTCTCTACCGTTTAGAATGACACCCCCAGGAAGTTGGATTCCACCAAACTTCTTCATGTTCTCGCCCCATTGACGTTTGATCAATGCAGTCGAATAACGTTTTAAGAACATGTCATCGTAAACTTGCGTATATGTTGAAGGGTCTAGGATGCGATAGCATTCGATGACAATGAAGTCATCAGGATTTAACACTTCTTCCCAATTCATGTCGATATACATCTTGTCCATCTTACGATTGTATTTGAATGAACGATCGCCAACTAGAAGCATGTCGAGCATTGATAGATGCTGTTGAACTTGCGTGTAGTAAACCATGTCAGCAGATAGTAAGTTATACATGTCATTGAGACGGAACTGATAGATTAGATCGAACATGTTGTTACGATTATTCATACCAGAACTTGGACCATTGACTGGCAGAACACGGATAACACCGATTACTGAATCTGGGAGCGGAAGATACCCGTTTTGAATATCTCCTGGAGTATAGAAATTAGTGGATGCGATTGCTCTGCTGAATCCTGAGATAGATCCTGTTACAGTTTCGCCTGCTGTGAAAGCGCCCTTTACGTTGGATACTCTCGCAGTCGTTCCGGATAATGTATATAAGGTACATGTTGCGCCCGAAGTATTACCAACCAGCATCTCGTTGTTTTCGAACGAGGGCGAGGATAATCCTGAGAATTTTAATTCTGCCGTAGTAACTTTGTGGGTGAGATATAGTCGTTCGACGCCATCAAAGTGATACTCTTGGAAATACTGTAATGCGTCGTCGATGCGATCTTCTACTTGATCATCGTCCACATTAATTTCAATTACTGGAAACCCGAGTCTGCGGAGACAGTAATCTATTAAACCTTGTCTTGAAGAAATTGCCATATCTTGTCCTCTTTCGGACTATTTATAATGATCCCATGTCATACACGGTAGGATCCACCCCTTCGATGCCCCCTAAATCGATTGTTCCTGGGATAGTAAAGAAATCCGGATTATATCCACCCACTTCAATAATACTCCCATCAGTTTTTTTAGAATATAATGCCCCATCTGCCAAATTCAACGCAAGTTCTCCAACTGCAATATCACTTGCTGTTGGAACTGCTCCTGCGGTTTCACTTCTTTTCAGTTGAACAACTGTTGACATATTAATTCAATAGAGTCCCTGCTGCGTTGTAAACATTGATGCGGAAATATGCACTTGAGTTACCATCGAGGAGATCTGCGTCAAGTCCTGATCCCGAACCATCAACTGTCTTTAGTTTGGTCAGAATATCTGCTGCAGTATATGAAGATGCAGGAAGTGCTGCATCTGCTGTTGCACCTTGTGCCGCAGTAGCATATGCAGAAGATGCTGTTGTCGCGGCAGTGCCAAGACCCAGTGTTGTTCGAGCAGCAGCGGCATCGGCATCATCGATTAATGTTCCACCAAAAGTACTGACATTTGCTGCTGGTAGAGCATTATCTGCCTTAGTTCCTTGTGCCGCAGTAGCGTAAGCAGTCGCAGCAGTAGTTGCTGCAGTGCCAAGTCCTAATGTGGTTCTCGCAGCAGCAGCGTCAGCATCGTCGATTAGAGTCAAACCAAAGACACTAACAGCGGAAGAATTTAACTTAGTTCCAATGCTTGTAGTGATAGTGGTCGAAAAGTTAGCATCATCACCGAGAGCAGCAGCAAGTTCGTTCAGTGTATTTAATGCTTCAGGTGCAGTATCAATAACGTTGGCAACTGCAGTTGTCGCGGCATTATCGGCATAAGTTTTAGTTGCAATAGTTGAATCGACCGCAACTGCACCATTGGTAATTGTGATACCTGTTCCAGCGCTGAAGTGAGCGCGAACATCAGATGCACTTGGACCAGTGAATGTTAAAACACCAGTAGAACTATTATATGAAAGCGATCCGTCTCCACCAGAATCTGTTACCGATACTGCGCCTCTTGCTCTAGCATTTGTGAAGTAGAGGTTTGTTGAACCTTCTGTAATTTCGTCGCTGTTATCTTTTGTTTGAATCTGAGAAGTAACGTATGCTTCTGTTGCCAGAGGTTTACCACCAGCGGTAGTACCATCATGGACAACTACAGTATCTTTCGTTGTGTCTACTGTTACTTCACCAACCGCACCAGTAAAGGTAGAGTGTTGAGTAGTAGTCCCTCTTCTAAGTTGTAAAATCGTTGCCATTTTTATCTCCTAGTCCATCTATTTAGGTGTATGTTCCACCATCTAGAATGGCACCGTCATCTATATTATCCAAAGAAGTTTTTAGAAGTTCGTGTCCACCTGCAGTAGATCCATCATGAACCCTCACCGACCAGTTAGTTGTGTCAACTGTAATTTCTGCTTCTGCCCCAGTAAATGCTTGATGCTGGGTAGAAGTACCTCTTCTCAGTTTAACTCTTGCCGCCATCAGATACTCCCATAATCGATTGAGTTATACTCAAAAACAGTATCGGTAATAAGTCCATAATCTAAATCTGCATTTTGATTTAGACGAACAACTGCGACGCCTGGAGTGGTTGCGGTATCGACAACGAAATCCCCGAAAATGGTGTCGGCGAATGAGATGGTTGTAACTCCAGCATTCGCCCCGCCATCATTTACTGAGACTCCACCAAGACCAACAACTGTTCCGTCAGTCTTTTTAGAGTAAATTTTCTTGTCTGTTAGATTAACAGCAAGTTCGCCAATCGCTAGATCTGCACCAGTTGGTGCTGCTCCAGCAGTTTCGCTACGTTTTACTTGGACTATTGTTGTCGGCGATGTCATTCAGAACTTCCTTCTCGGTTAGTTCCACATCGTCGACGAGATATGGTTCTTGTGTGTCGGTATAACTATAATCTGATTTTAATTTACCGTCAAGACCCATATAGTCAGACTTAGGAACTGGAATTGCTTGAATATCTTCTAAAACTTGAATCTTTTTCTGCTGCTCATTAATGGTTTCATTTGCCATTGTAAGTTGAGTGTTTAGCATGATATTATCAAGTGTCAATGCCTTCAACCGTTCTGCAAGATTTGCAATATACGAGTTAATAAATTTTGTTTGATCCATTATCTATCTCCAAAAAGTGGGAGGGGAGAAATTCCCCTCCCATTATATATTAGTATGTTCCACCGTCGATATTACCGAACGAAGGAGCATTGCCTGACCCACCAGATTTTAGAACCTGCCCAGCAGTTCCAACTGATGTTGCTTGGATAGCAGAAGTTCCGCTACCAAATAGAACACCATTAGCAGTCAGAGTTGCTGCACCAGTACCACCGTTTGGAACGCTGATTGCTGAAGCAAGAGACGAAATCGTTCCGCCTTCGAGGTTAGCAACAAGAGTAGCAATTGTGTAACCAGTTGCGCCTGTGTTAACAGTTGTAGTTGGAGCAGCTTGCGAATCCTTGAAGAGTTTCCACTTACCGTCCGAAGCATCGCGGAAGATACCTGAATACAGGTCTTGTGAACCTGAAGTATCATACATACCGAAGAGACCGATGTCAACTGCGTCGGTTGCATTGTTGTCGTTACCAACGAATACAAGAGGATCGGTAACAGTTAGAGTTGTCGAGTTAACAGTGGTTGTTGTGCCCGAAACTGTAAGGTTACCAGCAACTGTTACGTTAGCACCTGAAAGTGTAAGAGCAGTTGTTCCACCCGATGACTTAATGTCATTACCAGTAACTGTTAGGTCACCAGCAACAGCAACGTCCGCACCTGACATTGTAATGGCAGTGGTTCCGTCCGATGCCTTAATGTCATTACCTTCAACCTTTAGGTCGCCCTTAACAGCAACGTCGCCAGTTGAATCGGTAAGTGTAAGAGCAGTTGCGCCATTAGCAGTCTTAATGTCATTACCACCAACCTTCAGGTCACCAGCAACTGCAACGTCGCCTGAACCTGAGAAAGTAATAGCAGTAGTTCCACCATTCATCTTGATGTCGTTACCACCAACTGTTAGATCGCCAACAAGCGTAACATCGTCTGTAAGAGCAACGGTAACTGCGCCACCTTCAGAACCTGAACCTGAAACAGAAACTTGGTTTGCGGTGCCAGCAACTGTAGCAACATAGTTACCTGTGGTATCAGTTCCCAGAGCAACCGAGTTAGCAGCAATAGTAACAACACCTGCTTCAGTTACTGAGATATCGCCCGAAAGACCAGCATAGATGTAATCGCCGATATTTTCGGCAGTAATTTTACGGTTTGCTGTTGCCGATGCATCATAAACCAGGAACTCATCACCGTCGGCAAGAGCAGTTACTTCGGTTGTTCCGTTTACGTCGACTGCAATACCAACTTGGTTGTCAGAAACCGTTGTCTTGATGCCAGCCGAACCAGCAAAAGTCAGAGTTCCACCAGTTGAGAAAGAATCAGTATTTGGAGTTCCTTGGTTGTCACTAATTGTGAACGTACCTGAAGGAATCGCTGCCCATGTGGTAACGCCTGAACCATCTGTCTTCAGATACTGATCAGCATCGCCATCGTTGGCAGGGAGAGTAAGAGTATAATCAGCAGCAAGTGTATTTGGCGCCTTAACAGTAATCTTGTTAGAACCATTGTCTGTTGCTTCAGCGAAAGTTGCACCACCACCAACAGATGAGGTAGCATCGATAAGACGAGCATCAACCTTATCAGTGAAATACTTACCACCGACTGCGTGAATTGTAGCAGTACTACCTTCGATCGATTCGATATAAAGTTTCGCGGACGCACCATTATTGGATGCATCTTGTGCGTATGCCATTTCGCCTTCTAGGAGGGCAGATGTTGTTGGAGCAGTCGCACCAGAACTTCTCTTAATTTGAATAATTGTAGACATTACAGTTTCCTTTGGTTATTATTTTAATACGTTCCGCCATCAATTGTGCCGAGAGTAATTTCCTCGGCAGGTGCTGCTTCCCACTTTCTTGTCGCCGAATTAAACACCAGCGTATAACCATCTTGCACCGTATCATCAACAACCACATTGCTCAAATTTTCGAGTTTTGCAGCGGTGTTCTTACTTAGAATATTAGTATTTATATTACTCTGGTTCCCTACAGAAGTATTAATTCCTCTGTTTAACGGAACAGTTACCTTCACAGACATTAGCGTGTTACCTCTGGATTCATTACAACAATACCTTCTAGGACGCGAAGTGTCTCTTCATCACTTTCAATTTCGATATCATACACATATCTACCTGCTTTCAATGCACTTGTTTGCGTTGCCGTCAGAGATATAGTAATTTCGCCATCAAGCGGTGAAGATGCTTCTGTAGTAAAACTTGTTGATGTGTTTGAATAATAGGATTTTCTTAGTTGACCGCGAACAGTATAATCTGTTAGATCTTTCGCGTCACCGTTTTGATCGCTTACTGTAATTGTTAAGGAATATGTGGTTCCCTGATCAATATACAAATTTTGAATTGTCGCCATGAGTAACCCTTATAAATCATCTGAGACTATTTATAATTTCGGAGTTGTGATGAAAAGCATCTTAATGTTAAAATATGGAACAAAATATTCCGCTGAAGATGTCAATAAAATCGTTGAAGATACTGGCAGGAAGTATACCTACGTATGCTTTACTGACGATCCGACAGGTTTAGACCCAATTGTTGTTGCTTGGCCGTTACCAGATGATATAGAAGGTCATTGGTATAAGATTTGGATGTTCAGTCAACGTGGATTTGGTGATGTTCTTTATCTAGATCTAGACATTCGTATTCAAAATAATATTGATCATCTATGGAATTACCTTGACATTCACCCAACAATCGCGTATACTTATTGGAAGAATAAAGAGTTTCCTGATCATGTCGGAGAGACTCATGGTATGCGCTACTTGAGTAACTACAACTCAAGTGTGATGATGTGGAAAGATGGAACTGTTAAACATATATGGGAACACTTCGAGCGCGATTCTGATTACTACATGGTTAAATACTTTGGCGATGATAGATTTTTGTGGCACGAAGATTTTAGATTTAATTACTTTCCGAAAGGTGAGATATATTCGTTCATATATGGCGCAGACTATTATGGCATAGATGATCACAATGAATCTTTCTGGTATAGACCAAGTTATACCATAGCATTATTAAATGGATTAGATCAGTTTCCTGGAGCAGATAAAGAATATGATGAACTTCGTATGTATTAAATGGGGTGATAAGTATCCCGCCAAATATGTGAACAATCTATACAACATGGTAAAGAAGAACTACCCCAACCTGTTTACATTCACGTGTTATACTGATGATACCAATGGTTTAATTTGCGATACTGCGCCTATACCAGATGATGGTATTCTACATCCGAAATATTGGTTTGGTAAAGAAACCTTCTGTTTCGATCGAGCAAAGTTCTTAGTATTCAACTCACACAACTGGTTAGGATATGAAGGCAACTGGTGCTACTTAGATCTTGATGTAGTAATCCAAGAAGATATATCTGACATAGAAGAACTTGCGCAGAAACCTCGTATCATTCAATGTCGTTGGCAACCAGAATCGCAGAAACATGACAGATTGTTTATTGAGATTCGCGGAACTTTTTTCAACTCCAGTATGATGCTTTGGCCTGGAAAATCATGCGAACACATTTACAGAGATGTCTTGAGTAATTCAGAATCTGTATTCAAAACTTTCTTTAAAGGAAGTGACAACTATCATTACTGGAGGCAGAGAGATTTCTGGAAAGATATTCCAGGAGGATGGATTTATTCTTGGAATCGAGGCAAGCATCACCCTGATGATGTCAAACGATTTAAGTTTCGACCAGATGCTAAGATCTGTTTGTTCAACACAGACAATGTTCCACATCCATCTGCCAGAGAACAGGAAGAATTATCTGACTGTTTAGACGAAAACATTATTAGATTATGGAACTGCGAATGAGAGTTAATTACGTCTGTTGTAAATGGGGGACGAAATACTCTGCGGAGTTTGTCAATCGTCTTTATCGAATGACAAAGAAACATACTCCAGATAATTTTGAATTTCACTTCTATTGCTACACAGACAATAGTGAAGGGTTTGACACTGAAATTAAAGTCATCGACTTTCCAGACATTCCCGACATCCACCCAAAATATTGGTTCGGAACTGAGGATTTCAAATACGGCATGGCACGTTGCTGGGATCGACCAAAGACTTTTATCTTCAATACCCACAACTTCGCAGAAGATAAACCAACTGGCAGATTTGTATTCTTCGATCTGGATGTAATTATTCAGAACGACTTATCGCCAATCATCACCTATGACCTAGAGAATCCCACCAAGTTACGTTCGTGGTGGCAGGATCCTAGACCCATGAAGTCTCGCAACTTTAAACTGGCACATGGCGCATACACTAATGGTAGTTGCATGGTGTGGTCAGATGATCAGACAGAGTGTATCTGGCAAGATGTTCTAGAACACCAAGAACGTATCTGGTTTACGTTTACTGACGGAACCGACAACTATCATAGTTGGCGCTGGGGAGACTTTAGCGATACACCACTTTGGGCACACTTCCCGAGCACCTTCGCTTACTCATATAATCGTGGTCGTAACTGGCACGAAGGCGACTTAGGAGTCG